GTACAAGGTGGTTGGATGTCTATTGCAGAGGCAAGACGTGAAGTTGGATTACCAGTACAGGAAAATCAAGATATATATTATGTTCCAAATAATAAAATACCAACACCTGCTGACTTGTTAAACGATACAGGCGAAGTAACTATACCAACGTTTGATGAAATTGAAACTGAGGCAGAGGAACAAGCAGAGATAGTTGATGAAACAATTGAGGAAAGCAGTATTGATCGTGAAATTGAAACTAAAAGAATTGAAATAATAGATGGTGAGTATTGCGTTTATAGTGAGGAAACAAATAAATTGTTTGGTTGTTATCCAACACAAGAATTAGCACAAGCACGACTTGAACAAATTGAACGTTTTGGTGAACAAGGTAAAGCAATGCTTGATGAAGATATTTTTGATAATCCTATTGAGGCAGAGGAAAGAGCAAAAGTATTAGGTTGCTATATTGGTGACGGAAATAGTCATCATGAACATCAAGACGAGGACGGCAATTTAGTTTATATGCCTTGTAATACTCATGAGGAATACGAACAAATAGTAGAGAGTTAAACATGGCTCTATATGACGATTTAGATTTTACAATTCCAAAAGGTGCAAAAGAAGAGGCACAACGTGGTTTAGATTGGCGTAAAGAATTTGGTCGTGGTGGTACAAGTGTTGGTTTAAATAGTGCAAGATACATCTTAGACAATACAACAGCAGGAGCAGAAAAAGTAAGACATATTGCTCGATACTTTCCACGTCATGAAGTTGATAAAACAGCAAATGGTTATAAACCTGGTGAGGACGGATATCCAAGCAATGGTCGTATTGCATGGGCATTATGGGGTGGTGACGCAGGTCGAAATTGGTCACAAAAATTAGTACGTGCAATGAATAAAAGAGATGAGGAGGCTAAGTCAATAAGTGAACTTGTTAAACGAATAAACAAAACAAAAGATTTAGAACAAGAGTTTCTTGCAAGTGAGTTTGAAAGTAAGGAAACTAAAGATGAATTATGGAACAGCTTTAATGATTTACTTACACCATGGGATTCAACATTAACTAAAGAATATTTTGAATTATTACGAGTACAAGAGTTTGACGCAATTCAATTAATTAAACAATATCCAAACAACTTAAATGCAGTACAAGGAATAATTAATTCTCAAATTGATCGCACTACAAAGAATTGGAAAGCTGATTTATATGACTTATATCTTTCAATGGGTACTGACTTTGCCTTTTATCAAATTGAATTGTTATTACCTGAAACAATTAAACGTGTTAAACAACAACCACCAAGACGATTAAAACCAAGACAACAAATAATAGCAAATGGATTTTTACCTATACGAACATCAAACGCATTAATACCAATGCAACCTTTAGTGCGTAATAGTGAAAGTATTAAATTTGTAAGCGATCGCTTAGATACTGTATTACCAGAGTTAGCTAATACAACAAAGAAAAGATTAAACGTTGCTTTAAGACGTGGTGTACAACAAGCACAAGAGTTAGGTTTAACAGGAACAGCATTCAATGATTATGTTGCTAATGAAATATCAGACGTGTTAGGTAAAAGACGATTAAACAGAGCATTGACAATTGCACGAACAGAAGGCCTTGCAATAAGTCAACATGGTATGGAACAAGCAGTAAAGAAATCAAAACTTGATGTAGAAAAAGAATGGATAACTAGACGTGACGGATTAGTTCGTGACCCACATAGACGCATAGACGGAAAACGAGTACAATTTACAAAGCAGTTTAATGTTGCTGGTTATAAAATGGATTATCCAGCAGACACTAAATATGGTGCGACACCAAACTTAGTGGTAAACTGTCGTTGTAGTTTGATTTATCATAGAAAAAGGCGTAGGAGTATATGAAAGAGATAAAAAGCGTTCACTCAATACTTACTGATGATGTTGAGGGCAAAGTAGAGGCAGTATTTTCTGTATTTAATGAAATTGATAGTGACGGTGACGTTGTTCGTCCTAACTCAATTAAAAGTGGTTATGGTGACAAAGGCGTTGCAATGGTATGGGGTCATGATTGGAAAGATGTTATCGGCAGAGGTGAAATAGTACAAGATAACAATAAAGCAGTTTTTAAAGGTCAATTTATTATGGACACAGAAAGAGGACGTGACGCATACAACGTGGTAAAAGCTATGGGCGATTTACAACAATGGAGTTTTGGTTACGAAGTTGTTGATAGTGAAAAAGGTATGTTCCAAAGTAAAGACGGAGAATTGGAACAGGAAGTGAGATTTTTAAATGATGTTAAAGTTTGGGAAGTTTCGCCAGTATTGGTGGGAGCAAATCAAAACACATACACAATTGGTGTTAAAGAATTTAGTAAAGATGACTTATCCAATAATGATACAGATATTGATATTGACAATACTGAAAATGGAAAAGACATTGAACAAAGTTTGGTAGAGGGTAAAACCTTTGCTGATGAAGTTACAGAACTGCGTACCAGTTTAGTAGCGTTAATTGATCGTACTAAAGACCTTACGTCTTTACGATTAGAAAAAGAAAAACAACTTAGCAAAGAAAGTAGTGATTTACTTGTTGAATTACAACTCGACTTGGAAAAGGCTTATGGTGAACTAGCAGATATATTTGCAATAGCTTTACCAGAGGACAAAAAAGAACGCATTAATGTTGATGAGTACAACGAATTAATCGCTAACCGATTTGCTATATTAAATGACACTCTTGGTGTCATAGGAGGAAACTAAAAATGGCGAATTTAGACGCTAAAAAAGCACAACTCCAAGAACTAAGAGAAAAAGCATTGAACGAGGCAAAAGAGCATAACTTTGCTGATATGACTGTTGAACAAAAAACAGCATGGGAACAACAAAATGAGGATATGGAAAAACTCGCATCTGAAATAAGAACAGAGGAAAAGTACAACTCACAAGTTGCAAACCTACAAGGTGAAGTTAAAGCTGGTGCAGAAGTGCAAAATGTAGCAATACATGATGACGCTCCTAAAGCACCTGCAAAAACTCTTGGACAAAAATTAATGGAAACTGAAGCATTTCAGAAGTTCATCAACAATGGTGCAAAGAATATTACATCAAAAGTTGATTACAACCCATTACTACAAACCAAAACTCTTTTAACAGAAACAGGTTACCCACCATCAGTTATTAGAGATGATTTGATCGTTCCAACTGCTTTAAGAAATCCAAATACAGTTATTGACTTATTTGACGTTATTCAAACTGACCAATATCAATACAAGTATTTAGAGGAAACCACATTTACAAATAACGCGGCAGAGGCATCTGAAGGCAACGCTTTCGGAGAGTCTGCTTTAGCATTCACAGAGCAAACTGAAAACATCAGAAAATTTGGTGTTTCAATTCCTGTGACTGAAGAGTTACTTGCTGATGTGTCCGCAGTTCAAGGATATTTAGATAGTAGATTAAGGACTATGCTCCAACTTAGATTGGATAGCGAACTCTTAAATGGTAATGGTACAGCTCCAAACATTAGAGGTATCTTAAACAAATCTGGAATTAACACTTTTGATTATTCCACATTTGCTGGAAACCTAAAAAGAATTGGGCAAATTTATCAAGCTATTACTGAAATTAGAAAAGACGCATTTGTCGAACCAGACGCAATTGTCATGCACCCAAGTGATTGGTATGACATTGTGACTGAAGTAAACGCAGTAACAACATCTGGTGCATTGCAACCATTGTTTGTTGGTGCAGGTATGATGAATGGTGCTCCTCAAGCAAGTATTTGGGGTGTTCCTGTCGTTCCTACAACTGCAATTAGTGCTGGTACAGCATTAGTTGGAAACTTCGGCGGTGGACAATCTGTTCACATTGTGTCTAGAAGTGGTATGGAAGTAGCTATGTCTGATAGTCATGACGACTTCTTTACTAAAGACAAAGTGATGATGAAAGCATCTCTAAGATTAGGTTTTCCTATCTACAGAGCAACAGCTTTCTGTTCAATTACTAACTTCTAAGAGTAGTAGTTATGGTTTTGTTTTCGTCCTCATCATTCGGTGGGGACGGAACAAACAAAGGAAAAGTTATGAAATTAAAAAAAGATTTATATATGAAAGACGGAAAGTTCGTACTTAGTGACGGACATCCTAAAGAGTTTGCAGGTCAAAGTGTTTCATTAGTTGCTCGTGCAGGTGATGAAATTTCTGATTTACAAGCAAAAGAGTACGGCTTAAAAGCTGAAACAAAAGCTAAAGCACCTAAAGAAAATAAAGCTAAGTAGGTCTTAAATGGCTCACTCTCAATATGTTGATAAGACAGAGGTGAAAGCATACTTAGGTTTATCAGGTACATCGCAAGACGATAATATTGATCGCTCAATTAATGGTGCAAGTCGTTTAATAGACGCATATTGTCAAAGAAAGTTTTATCAAGACGAAACATTACAAGTTAAATACTTTACACCAGTTAGTACAGTATTTATTGATGTGCCTGATATATCAACTGAAACAGGTTTAGTTGTTGAACTTGATACAACAGACAATGGTACATACGACACGACATTAGTAAAAGATACTGATTTTTATTTATTACCAGTTAATCCATTGTTTAATGTTGAGAGTGGTGGAACAAGTTATTACTATCCATATACAGAATTACGAATACTCGAAACACGTACAAGTGAACGATTTGAACCATTAATAATAAAAAATATAAAAATTACTGCTAAGTGGGGATTTAGTCAAATACCAGAGGCAGTTAAACAAGCATGTATTATACAAGCAGTTAGATTATGGAAACGTAAAGACACTCCATTTAATGTTTTTGGTAATGAACAAATTGGAACACAGGAATTATTTACAAAGTTTGACCCAGACGCAAAAGAATTATTAAAAGGTTTAAGACGTTTAAATTTAACAGGTCAAGTCATTTAATGGCGTTTTCAGTTCAATCAGGTAATTACAAAGTCGAAATAAAAGGCGTTCAAAAATTACGTAATAGATTAGACCTTGCAGATTTAACTGCACAACCTTTAAGACAATATATGCGTTTTGTAGGTGCAACAATAAGAGAGAAAGCAATTGAAAATGCACCAGAGGATTCAGGAGCATTAAAGCGATCAATACATGCACAAAGAATTAAAGATATTGGACGATTACCTGGTGGTGTTCGTATTTATGCAAGTTCACCTAAGGCACCATTTGTACATGGTGACCCAGCACGTAAAAGATTAAAATTAAGTGAACCTTATACACGTTCTAAACCACATTATGCACCAATTAAAGCATTGGAAAAATGGGGGCCTGTAAAACGTGGTGAGATATCAGCATGGGCAGTTCAGAAATCGATCGCTAATAAAGGAACACCATTAGTACCTTTCTTTCTTATTGCAGAAAAAGAAACACGAAGTAAACGTACTGCACATTTAAGAACAGTTACAAACCAAATTGAACTTAACTGGATAAAAAAGAGGTAAGATAAAGTTATGGCTTTACTAAAAGATATACGTGACGGAATTGGTACAAACTTAGAAACAATTTCAACTTTAAGTGTTTATAAATACGTGCCTGATTTTATTGAACCACCTACAGCAATAGTAGGAGTAATGTCTGTTATTCAATACGATCAATCAATGAATAGAGGAGCAGACAAATATGAAATACCTGTATTTGTTTATTGTTCACGTGTTGACGCACAAGATAGTCAAGAAACATTAGACGGATTTTTAGCAAGTTCAGGTGCAACATCAATTAAACAAGCTATTGAAACAGACAAGTCATTGAGTGGGTCTGCTCAAACTGTTAGAGTTAGTGAGGCAAGAGAGTATGGTGTTTATACAGCTAACAACATCGACTATCTTGGTGTAGAATTTACAGTAGAGGTAATTGCATGAAATACGAAGTAGTAAACGGATTACAAACTAAAGATAAATATTTTGCTAAAGGTGATATTGTCACGAACAAAGACATTCCACAAAAAAGTATTAAGTGGTTACTGGAACAAAAAGAATTAGTAAAGGTAGATAATAAATATCAAGCTAAAAAACTTCAAGAAGTTGCAATGAAACAGGAAGAAGAATAATAATGGGATATGGTAAACCAAAACCTGGTGGACGTAGAAGTTCAACCAGACGCAGACGTGGAGGAAGAAGATAATGGCTTTTATACATGGTAAAACTTCAGTTGTATATTTTGACGCAACAGATTTTTCTAGTTATTTAACTAATGTTGATATGTCTAAGACAGCAGATGTTGCTGAAACAACAACCTTTGGTAATAATAATAAAACTTATATTTCTGGCGAAAAAGACGGAACAATATCTTTAACTGGATTATTTGACGCAACAGGTGACGCATTAGTTCAACCATTTATAGGAAGTGCAAGTAATCACAATGTGATCGTTGGAATTGATACTTTAACAGCTACAAAAAGAGTTTCATTTGCTAGTGGTATTTTTACAGAATATGGAATTAGTGACCCAGTAGCAGATGTTGTTGGTATATCAATGACAGTACAAGCAGACAATGGTTTTTATTCAGGTGAAGTATTAGAAAATGCAACTGTAACTGCTACATCAAGTGGAACAGCAAGAGATAATACAACATCAACATTAAATGGTGGTGGTGCGTTTTTACTTGTGACTTCAGCAAGTGGTACAACACCTACCTTAGACGCAAAGATTACACATTCAGCAGATGATGTAACTTATGCAGATTTAGTAACTTTTACTCAAGCAACAAGCACAACATCTGAAGTTAAAGTTGTAGCGTCAGGAACTACTGTAAATCGATACCTAAAGGTTGAATACACAGTAGGAGGTACTACACCAAGTTTTGATGTTGTTGTAGGTTTTAGTAGAGTAAATTAAGTAAAGGAGTATATATGGCATTTGTGCATGGTAAAGATAGCGTAATCAAAATTGATAATGCTGGTGGTACATTGACTGACATATCTAGTTATGTCAATAATGTAGATTTTCCTATAACAGCAGACGTTGCTGAAACAACAGTTATGGGTGATGACAATAAGACATATATCGTGGGTTTGAAAGACGCAACTCTTTCAATAACAGGATTATGGGATAGCACAATTGACGGCATACTTGGACAGATTGTTGGACAATCATCAACAGTTTCTTTTGAATTATCACCAGAGGGAACAACAGGCGGAAATGTAAAATATGAAGGCGAAGCAATTTGTACTGAATATTCACAAAATCCACCAGTCGCTGATGTTGTATCTTATACAGCTAGTTTCCAAGTAACTGGAGCTGTCACTCGTGGTACACACTAAGTAATATAATTATTAAGA